CCATGCTTCAATAATCCATTTCCATTCAACATTGATTTCTTCACCAGTAGGTTTATAATATTCATCTACCTGTATTTCATCTGGCATACCTGTCTCAGGATCTATTATTGTAACAAACCCTATCTTTTTAAGTGATTTCCAGCATACATGATAAACTACAATGTTATCTGGATCTCCATAAGGATTATGGTCTGGTAATTTATTATATGATTTTAAATTATAATGAACAAAATCATCTACTGGACTTTTGTCTGGACCAAATCCAGATGTAGGTTTTTGATCTACTATTTCTAACAATTCGTTCAATTGCTTTTCATCTAGTTTATCATAAAACTGATCGTATATCTGGCTCCACGACATTAATGATCTGTAACAACACCAAGATGCATCGTGAATGAATTCAATACCTTCTTCTGCAGGATACTTAAAATCTTTAGGATTGATTCTTTTAATAACTGGTTCACCATTTCTAATTCCTATGTAATACTCTTCAAGTCCTGCAACAAGTGCATCTTTAAAGCCTTTCATAAATTCATGAGAAATGTTTTCTTTCTTAAGTAAGAATAATAAGCTTTGATATGCTGTTGTTTCTGCTGCATCTTTGTAATCCTTTGTTAAATACTTCTGTATTTGTTCTGGTGTTTGAATTTCGCCTGTTTGTAATCCTTCTTGAAATCTAGCTTGATCTTCTGGGCTTAATTTAGCAAGCATAGCAGCTTGCAT